TGCTGCCTTTGGATGCCTGCGAGGTTCGCTTGTATCGGCCCGGATTACCCATCCGCTCATCCGCGAACGGCTCGCGCACCGCCTCGCTATCATAAAAATACCGCTCGCTCTTAGCGAACAGAAACACCTTTTCATGCGCGCTGGTGGGGCGATCACGCACACTTTCCGGCATCGGGTTGGGCTTGTGCCAGATGATTTCGCTGCGCAACCACCAGCCATCAGCGCGTAGGGCAAATGCAACTAACCAAGGGATACCGAGCAAATCCTTTGGCTTGTAACCAGGCGGCGATTTGCGGGTGAATGCGATTTCGTTCAACCGCTGCTCATGAGCCCTGGCGCCATATACCGGCCGCCCATCATTCTTTAGCGTCGATTTGCTAGAAGCGCCGCCGCTGCCACCCTGCGCATAGCTGTCCCCAAGGTTCAGGAACAGCGTGCCATCATCCCGCAGCACCCGGCGCACCTCGCGGAACACCGCAACCATCTGCGCCACGTATTCATCGGGCGATTTTTCCAGACCGATCTGCCCAGCAACGCCATAATCACGCAGACCATAGTATGGCGGCGATGTGACGCAGCATTGCACCGATCCAGCCGGCATCCGCTGCAGCACCCGCCTGCAGTCACCAACCAGAATTTCGCAAGACACTCAGCTCATCCAAGCTTCAGTGACACTTGGCGGCGGCCGGAACACCGGCTTGAGCTTGATCCGGTCGCGCGGCGCCTCACGCAACGCCACAGCTAGGTAGCGCCAGGCATCTGCTGCATGCGAATGTATGTCGTGCAGCGGATTGCGGCTGTATTGCCCGGTCTGCTGGTCGATATCATATCGGTAGTGGCGCAGGGCCTGCAGGCCATCGGCGCACCGCTCAGCGTCAAACCAACAATTAGGAAACAGTGTCCGAGCAGCATTGAGCCCATCCGCTACGGCGAGGTTGGGCACGATCTGCACCTTGCGCCCGGCGGCCACCATCATGTCGCGGATCGAACGACCGCCTGAGCCCAGCTGACCCTTGGCGCCGTCATGCGGCAGATAATCGGTGCCGAACATGTAGCCCCTGGCTTGCAGCACCTTGATGTAATGCTCGATCGTTTTGTGCCGGTCCTGGTAGAAATCGATGATCCGGTATTCAAAGCCCACAATCTGGGCCATCCATATCGAAGTCAGATCAGACCAACCAAGGTCATAAAAGCAATGCACGGGCTTGCTGTGATCATAAGGCACGCGCGTAATGCGGCCCTCCTCCACAGCTGCACGCAATTCTGCAGCATAGACCGCACCGTCGAGAACATGCCTTGTGTTGCCTTCCCAGATGCACAGCCACGCGTCCCGATCGGTGACGCGCATGTGCTCCATCTCGGCCCGGAGCGGCGCCGGAAACCAGGGATTGTCGCGCCAGGTAATCTTTTGCACCACGGCGCCAGGCGGCGGATTGACCACGAACCGGCGCCAGGTTTCGTCGGTGTCGAGCTCGGGGTTAAAGGTGATCCAGATTTCCGAACCCGCCTTGCGGATCGTCGGCAGCAAGGTCTCCCAGCTCGCCTTGGACACGTTCTGGGCTTCCTCAACCCAGGCCACATCCACGCCCTCGTAGCTTTTGATCGAGCCAACATTGTGCCTGATGCCGGCAAAGGCGAATTCGGTGCCGTTGGCGCCGCGGATCGAGGTGCGCTGCACCTCGTAGAAGTCCTGCAGTCCCAGCGCCCGCACCTGGTCGCCCAGCAGCTTGTGCACACTGTCAGCGATCGAGCTCTGCAACTCGCGAGCACACAGCACGCGCAACGGCCGCTGGGTGCCGATGATCAGCAGCGCCCGGGCCACGGACCAGCTTTTAGCCCCGCCGCGGCCACCATACAGCACCTTGTAGCGGGCGGGCTCGAACAGCAGGCGCAGCTTGTCGGGAAATTCGGCCCTAACGTCACTCACTGGTCTGCTGCTTAGAGGAACGGACAAATGCAACGGTTAGGCTCGATGCGATCGGCTTGCCGCCCTCGCCTACATGTTCCTGCACGATCCGCTCGGACCACTTAGCCCGCACCTTCATCCAGAAGATCATCGAGGCAACGTCGCCGTTCACCGCCTTCTGGAACAGCGATTGCGCCACCTTCGCCGTAGCTTTGGCGTCACCCGCCTTCAGCTCGGGCGTGAAATACTTGAGCAGCGTCTTTTCGTCGCACCCGATAATCAGGGCGATTTGCTTACCCGTGAGGCCGAGCCCGGCCAGGGTTTCGGCTTGGCGCCGCTGCTCAGGCGACGGCTGAAAGCGTGGCTGCCCCCGGCCGCGTTTCGGCTCGCTCACGCGCCACCTCATCGAATGTGCGGCCGTCGCCTTCGAGCGTGGCCTGCTTACCTGTGAAATTCTGCCAGCGCTGCACGCATACATCTATGTATTGCGGGTTCAGCTCGATTGCGTGGCAGGCGCGGCCGGTCATTTCCGCCGCGATGATCGTGGTGCCCGAGCCGACGAATGGATCATAAACAGCCTGGCCGGGCGAGCTGTTGTTCTCGATCGGCCGCTTCATGCACTCGACGGGCTTTTGGGTGCCGTGGCCGGTGTCAGATTTATTGTGCTGAATTGGCCAGAGCGTAGTTTGTGATCGGTCGCCAGCCCAATGGGCTTTCTTGCCTTCTTTCACGGCATACCAGCATGGCTCGTGCTGCCAGTGATAATTACCTCGCCCGATAGCAAAACGACCTTTTGCCCAGACTATCTGCGCACGGATGGCTAACCCACAAGCCGCCAAGCTATCGCCTACAATTCCCGCCGCTGTTCCGGCATGCCACACATAGGCCACGTCACCTGGAAACAGCGCCCAAGCCTCGCGCCAATCAATAATATCGTCGTTGACGACTTTACCAACTCCAGCGACTTTGTAAGCATATAACGCTTTGCCAGAAGCAACCCGCACCGTCTTGCCTTCGGCCGATTTGCCAATTCCAGTTCGCCACTCGGGATCATAATCCACCCCATACGGGGGATCGGTCACCATCAGATGCGGCCGCACACCGCCCAGCGCCTTGTCGACCACCTGCGCATCGGTGCAATCGCCGCACACCAGCCGATGCCGCCCCAGAAGCCACACATCGCCGAGCTGGCTAACCGGCTGCACTGGCGGCTCAGGCGCTTCATCTGGGTCGGTCAGCCCCAGCGAACGATCCGCCAGCAGCTCGCCCAATTCTTCCGGCCCAAACCCGGTCAGCCCGAGTTCAAACCCATCATCGCGCAATTCCGCCAGCTCCAGCCGCAGCAGCTCATCATCCCAGCCCGCGTTCAGCGCCAGCTTGTTGTCGGCAATCACCAGCGCCCGCTTCTGCGATTTCGTCAGCCCGGCGATGGTGATGGCGGGAACCTCGGCCATACCGAGCTTGCGCGCCGCCAGCACGCGCCCGTGCCCGGCAATCAGCCCGCCCTCCTCGTCGATCAGCACCGGATTGGTCCAGCCGAACTCACGGATCGAGCCGGCGATTTGTGCCACTTGCGCATCGGAATGCGTGCGCGCATTCCGCGCATACGGCACCAGCGTATCGATGGGGCGATACGTAACCGCCAGCCCGTTTTTAGCGCTGGAAGTATTCACTTCCCTTTCCGAGGCGGCAGCTTCGATGTGCCGCGCTTTTTATCGCTATCGGCATAGTCGCGCGCCACATCCTGCGGAATATCAACCTTGCGCGCGAAATCCGCATTGTTTGCAGCCGCGCGCATGGTCTTCGCTTGGACCTTACTTTTGCTCGGCACTACGGGCTCGGCTGCGCTGGCGCCGGCGCAGTCTGCGCAGGCTGACTAGGCGAAGTGGTCTGCGGCTGCGGCGCAGGCGCAGGCTGCGATGATCCACTTTGCGCCGGCGTATTTGCAGCTACGGCTTGCGCCAAGGCTGTATCCTGGCTGCTCAGATCATCCGCCAGCGCCTGCAGCGCGCCCGGATCGCTCTGTGCCGCCTTCACGCGATCAGCAATGCCATTGATCAGCACAATGGCCGATTGGATCACGTCACGATTGTTCTGCACCTGTGCGCGCAGGTTCTCAAGCTCAGTCGCCATTCGGTCGATCCTCCTTGCATCGAAAGTTACGCGTGCAAGCACGCCCTGTAGCCAACTCGGTGGAGCAAACAACATTTTGTTACGCCACCTGCTCACGATTGAGCTCCACCGGCATCTGCCCGCCGCCGATCATCTGCAACAGCAGGCGCACCCGTTTCTTGCTCGACCAGCTGCACACACCGCTTAAGCCCTCGAGCGGCCCGCTGATCACCTGCGCCTCTTGTCCCGGCTGAATGGGCGGCAATTCGTGCGCACCCTCATCGATCACGCCATCCGGCCCGGCGCGCTCGATCAGCGCCTCCACGATACCATCCGGCACCTGGGCCGGTGTGTAGGGCGCCGATCGCAGCAAGCTGCGCACGCCGCGGGTGAACCAGATTGCACCCCAGGCATCCGCCTCCGGGTCAAACGAAACGAACAGATACCTGGGGAACAACGGCACATCGCGAACATGAGGGCGCCGCCCCGCGGTGCGGCACGGCCGCCGTTCCCGAATGACCGGCAGATACGCGGTGAACCCTTGGGAACGGAGATTTTCGAGCGCTACAAGCTCGGCTTGCGGGTGCGTATAGACAACGTGCCACGGCGGCCCCCCACGGCTACCGCACGAAATGGCGCAACCGCAATCGCTAGCCGCACCATCTCGCTCGCCACATAAACGCACACCGCCCCAGCGCATGCCTTGATGACAGCCACCGGAAGGTGGCGCGTCATTACCCACCCGCTTTGCGTGTGTCAACCCTCTACAGCCAACTCTTTGGGTGCATTGAAACAGCCCTTAGCCAGCAAATGCAGGCTGCGCCCGTAAAATTGCAGCCGGCCGTTGGCGCCGCACACTTCCCACTCGCCATCCGGCGCCCCAGCCTGCACCAGCTGCCGCGCAAGCGGGCCGATCGTGCCTTCCGTGCTGGCGTGAGCGAACGCGCGCCCATCCCATTCCGCGGCGGCCACATCGATGCCATCGGCCTGGGTTAGGGTGATCCGATAGGGCCTACTCATTCGCCCTCCAAATTGGCGCGTAGACCGGTTTGCTGGGCGGCGGGTGCCCGGATAGCCCGGGCGAGCTCAACCGCTCCTAGGGCCATTTCCGGGGCTTTACGAGGCATGTCGGTGGCACCGGCCAGATAATCCGCCAGCGTGCGTTGCTGC